TTAAACATCTCTGAGGGGAAGGAGAAGTGTGCGTACCATCAAACCCGGTATATCCTTGGCGATGTGGACCACAGTAACGCCGCGTGAGCGGTAAGTGCTGATTTACCAAATCTTTGGTTTTCTCAAGTAGGGGAATTCTCGTCTTTTTAATCGTTGATGTGCCACAGCAAATGACAGGGAGTATCATCTGGCCCGCAGGATTGACGTCCCCCACCAAATGACAGGAATCGGTAAATTTTTCAGGAGGAATGAACAATGACTTTTGTTAGTTTTGCTCTGGAATTAGGGCGGCTCATGATGCCGCAGCTTGCGGTACTCATTGTGCTATGGGTGTTGTGCGATTTCGCCGTGGGCAAGCTCAATGCGCCGAGACCGCTGGTGCTTGCGGTTCTGTGGCTATTCCTACTCATTGAAACACTGAACGTCGGCAGCCGCGTGACGCTGTTCTTCCAGAGCCGGGAGTTCCAGATTCCCAAAGTCTCTCTTGGTATCCAGCTTGTGCTGCTGGCAGTCCTGGTGGGCTTGCCGGCTGCGAAGTATTTCGTGGAGAAGAAGTTCGCCAACTGCGGTGCTGTGAGTAAGGCGCTCGCTTTATTCTTCCATACCGTTCTTTCCCTCACAGCGGCGATTGTACTGCTGGCAAGCCTGTATTCTGTAGTTATGGCACGGGCGGATTTCCCTGCGGGTACTGCTGATGCCGTCTGCTTTGTTGTGGCGGTATTGGCGCTGTATCAGCCATTACTTGTGTACTTTGGCGGAAACAGGCTGGACGACATCCTGTCGTTCATTCGGCAGGCCAATCACAATGCGGTGTCTGTCCATCAGAATGATACGAACCATGTCAGCGCAGGTAAGTAAACACGCGAGGAAGCGTACAAAACAGCGTGCTGGCCTCGGCAAAAGAGCAGCCGTGCGCAATGCACAGAAAGCCTTTGACCTTGGCGTGAAGCACTCGGAGACCAATGGACGCTTAAACAAGTATCTCACCGCCATCTACTTCACTAACAAAACCATCAACAACCTGCGCATCTATCACCGGCACGTCTACCTGTTTGCCGGAGATGTCCTTGTCACCGTGCTCAACCTGCCGAACAATTTGTGGCCGCAGGCTGATGCCTGCGAGAAGCGCAAGCGGGCAAGTTTGGAACGCCCTGTCTGTCAGGATAGTATTTCTTAGTTTTTCCCGCCGAATGGCGGGTGGGTGCGCCGGAAGCTCCGGCCCAGCCTCCTGTCATTTGGTGTGGCTTATGACCCGCAAGGGGAGTAAGCCTCGTCAATAAGCCTCAGCCGCAAGGCTACGATATGCCGGAATCCATAGGCACCGGTGGATGCTCCACAAGTCCGCTGCTCTGCGGGTGCGTATTAAACATCTCTGAGGGGAAGGAGAAGTGTGCGTACCATCAAACCCGGTATATCTTTGGCAATGTGGACCACAGTAACGCCGCGTGAGCGGTAAGTGCTGATTTACCAGATTTCTGGTTTGTCTGAGCAAGGGAATTCTCGTCTTTTTAATCGTTAATGTGCCACACCAAATGGCAGGTAGCTATACCGGTTGAGTTTTCCGACCTTGAAGTGTTCGCGTTGACGTCCCACACCAAATGACAGGTAGCTATACCCAGGTGTGGTATCAGATAATACTTTAGCTGGTTGACGTACCCCACCAAATGACAGGGTGCTATAACTTCAGAACAACGAAAGCTATGGCGACTACAGTTGACCCCCGCCGAATGACGGGCAGCTATACCCGCGATGGTGGAATTCTTTCGTGCGGCGCAGTTGACGTCCCCCACCAAATGACAGGCAGCTATACCAGTTGAGCATGGCACTGATGGGGATTTGCGAGTTGATGTCCCTAACCAAATGACAGGTAACTATACCCAAATGGCTTGGTTCTCACAAGTTCTTGTGGTTGACGTCCCCCGCCAAATGACAGGTAGCTAATCCCGATTTGGAGTTGACGTCCCCCACCAAATGACAGGCAGCTATACCGTCAAGCGCCGCAAACGCTTCCCCACGGTAGTTGACGTCCCCCGCCAAATGACAGGAAGGCTATCCCTACTGCGAAAGGAAAAATAAGATGCCAGTATGTGTTTTAAGTGCAAACGGTGAACGGCTGATGCCGACCGAAAATTACGGCAAAGTGCGCCATCTGTTGAAGGATGGCCGCGCTGTGATTGCGAAGCGAAACCCGTTCACCATCCAGCTGACCTACGAGACCAGTACCTATACCCAGCCCATCGAATTGTGCGTCGGCACCGGATATGAGCATATCGGCGTCAGCATTAAGACAAAGGCAAAAGAGGTCATATCGCAGCAATATGATTTGCTCACGAATGAGCGCTCCCGCCATGACGACTGCCGAGCGTACCGCCGGACGCGCAGAAACCGCCTGCGGTATCGGGCTGCACGGTTCAATAACCGTGTATCAGGCAAAAAGCCCGGTTGGATTGCTCCGTCTCTGGACAACAAGGTGGAGCGGCACCTGGATATTATCTCCCGTTATCTGTCTGTCATGCCTGTCACGGATGTCTTTATCAAGGCCGCGACATACGATACACAGCTCCTTGCGGCGCTGGAGGCAGGGGAACCTGTCCCGCAGGGCAAGGACTATCAGCATGGACCGCAGTACGGCTACGATACGCTGCGGGAAGCGGTCTTTGAACGGGACCACTATACCTGTGTGTATTGCAAGAGAGGCCTGAAAGACGGCGCTATCCTTCATGTCCATCACGCCTACTACTGGAAGGGTCTGCATGGGAACAGCATGAGGGAGCTTGCGACCTGCTGCGAGAAGTGCAACACACCTGCCAATCACAAGGAGGGCGGGAAGCTGTGGGGCTTCGATAAGCCTCTGCGGAAATATACCGGCGAAGCGTTTATGAATAGCGTGCGCTGGATTCTCTATCAGCGTGCGATGGCTCGCTTCCAGGGTGTTGCGGAAGTACACATGACCTATGGCGTCATCTCCAAGCGCGTCCGCACCAACCTCGGCCTCCCGTATTCCTGCGCTACGGATGCCTACTGCATGGGCGAGCTGCGTCCGGAAGCCAGATGCGAAACAGAGGTCTTCCAGAAATACAGGCGAAACAACAGAGTCCTATCCAAATTCTATGACGCCAAATATTACGACACACGGGAAAAGGGAGTTATCCGTTCTGGCAACGAGCTGTCCTCCGGCAGGACGAACCGCAATCATAACCTTGACGGCGAAAATCTGCGCCGGTTCCGTGGCTGTAAGAAGTCAAAGGGCCGAACCTCGACCAGAAAGCAGAGATATGCCATGCAGCCGGGAGATATCGTGGTCTACGGCAATCGCAAATACGTTTCCAAGGGCTGCTCCAGCTATGGCAGGGCATTAAGCCTACTCACGGATGGAAAGCCGCTTATGGTCAGCATGAAGAAAATCCAGCTTGTTCGTCATAAGGGCGGCTGGGTGCGGCTTCCCCATGCAGCAGCCGAGGCAAAAAAATAACCACCTGCGGATAAACCGTGGGCGGTGGAAATTGACAAAGCGGGGCCTTTTTGGTAAGATAACAATGCTCCAAAAGGAGCCAGAAAGGCGTTACCATATACGGTAGGCGGTCGGCACTTCCCTGTGGAGGGAGGTGATGCCAATGGTTACTTACGAATCGCTTTTTGCGTATTCTCTTGTTATCATCGGCCTTGTGGGTCTGATAGTTCAGATTTGCAAACGAAAATGACCGCCCCTCGCCAAAGGAAGACGGTCATTTCGTTTGACTCTATTCTCTTAGGCTGACCGCTTATCGGTATCGCCTTTCTGCTTTTTATTATACACCAGCAAGCCGCTTTGTCAAGCAAGACAAGGCGGCTTTTTGCCGCCGGAAAGGAGTTTTTCCCATGAAAAGCATCATGCTCAGCATCCGACCGGAGTGGCTCCAGAAAATCCTGTCGGGCCAGAAGACCGTGGAGCTGCGCCTGTCCAGGCCGGACCTTACGCCACCCTTCAAGGTATTTCTCTACTGCTCCTGTAAGGGCACAAAGAACCCCAGTGAAATTCTTGAAATCCACAGCGGCGGCAAAATTTACAAAGCAAACGGTCTTGTGGTAGGGGAGTTTACCTGTACCGAAATTGACCGTGTGGTGCGTGTCGGATATATGGGCAGCAACGCGCCGCTTCAATACTGTGTCAACACACAGCCTGGAAACTACACCCCAGCGGGGAAACTGTATGAGGACGCCTGCCTCACCGTGAAGCAAGCAGAGGACTACCTCTGTGGCCGCGTTGGATACGGATGGCGCATCTCTGATGTGCAGGCCTATGACCGGCCAAGAAGCATTGGGTGCTTCGCACTTGCGAGAGCACCGCAGAGCTGGCAGTACGTCCACGATTTTGTTTGAGGAGGTCTTGGGAAATGGCAAATTACAGAGTTTGTTTTCGGCTGCCCACATTTGTAGTACAGCTGAGCTTTGAGGCGGCAGAGAGGGATATCTCGTACGAGGAAATTGCTGCATCCATCAACAAAGAGAAGGTCGCGGAACTTCTGTGCCTTGACGCACTGGGCTACGGTGTGGAAGACATGGAAATCATCACCCCGGAAGAGTATGACGAGGAGGTAAGAGAGGAATGAACGCCGAAGGCTTTTATTTGTCTCACCCACAGGAAGAATGGCGAAAAAATTTGATGCAGGATTGCTTGTGTATGCCGTGTGCTGAGTTCTCTGACTCTTTCGACGCAGCTGTAGACGCTGCCATCGCCACATTCCCTGAGTTGGAGCGGGAAGCTATCTTAAAACGCTACCGCGACGGTCTTACACCAACACAATGCGCAAACGCACTGGAAATTGACATCGGCAAGTTCTACTCTTGCTTCGACCTCGCCATAAGGAGGCTGCGTCACCCCAAATATGCGGGGGGTATCCTGAAAGAAATGCGCCGGTTTGCAGGCAGCCCTCTCGCCTCTGCTTTGAAGGAGGCCATTGAGAATGGCAACTGGAAAAAAATCGAGGAGTTGTGCGATTCTGTTCCGTTTCAGTGCCTCAATTTCTCGACTCGCACCAAGAACTGCCTTATGTTCAGTGGTGCCCAAAGTATCGGCGATGTTGTTCGACTGATAGAGAGCGGCAAACTGAAGAATCTGCGCCAATGCGGGCAGGGGACCCTTCAGAATATTATCGACGTACTGGAAAAGGCTCTGCCGTTCCATTTCATCCTTGGAAAGCCAGCTCAATTCTGTCCGGAAACGAGTGATGCCTTCACCCGGAAGGAACACACTCGCCAGCTCTCTGCCATGCTGGAGCGATACATCGACCCGCGCAACGACCCACGCATCTACTGGGCGAGAGAGGTCACATTCGACTACTCTACGAACCACAAAATCCGCGTGGACTATATGCGCTTTCAGCCGCTCAACAATTCGACCTCCGGCATTGAGAAGGGGGACTTCTACGCCTACGAGGTCAAGTCCTCTGTGGAGGATTTCAAATCTCCTAACGGGCACAACTTCATCGCGGACTACAACTACTACGTTATGCCCGCAGACGTCTTCGAAGCGGTGAAGGATACTGTGCCATACGGCGTCGGTGTGCTTTGCCCGGACGGCGGGCATCTGCGATACATGAGGAAAGCCGTGAGGAAGGACCGAACCAGACCGGTCAGCGAGATGCTGCTCATGCTGTGGCGCAGCTCACGAAGAGAGATTGTTGGAAGGAGAAACAAAAATGACAAAGAAACAAACGACAGACAAGATTAACAAGCCTGAGTTCGCCCCGGAGGAGTGGCGGAAGGCGGCCATTATGTACGATACATCCTTTGCCTGGTGTAAAAATCAAATTTCAGCCTGGGGTAAGAATCAAATTTCATTTACACCGGGCTTTAACGAGATGTTCGATGAAGCGCTGGACACACTTCCTGAGCGAAACCGCGATATCGTCCAAAAGTATTTTCGTGACAGAATGACGTTTTCGCAAATCGCCGACCTGCACGGCACCAGCAGAAGCATAGTTCGCCATCTGTGTATCTGGACGGTATGGAAGGTCATGAATTTGATTCTGCTGCGAGAAGGAAGCAGCCAAAATGCCGCGCCACAAACAGGCGGAGGAACTGAAGGTGGGTATTGACATCAATAGCCTGCCGCTTTCCGCACAGATTCAGGTGCGTGCAAAGCTCGACGAGCAGAAGCGCGAACAGAAACAGCAGCAAGCAAAAAAACAGCCGGAAGCACAGAAAAGGCAAAAACAGCCGAAAGAAGCGGACGCTGCTGAGCCATCCAAATATCGCAATGTAAAGGTCATTCGCGTGGTGGATGGAGAAACCGTGAAATTCCCCAGCAAGCGGGAGGCACGGCGCTTCGATGAACTGTATTTGCAGTACAAGGGCGGTGCAATCCAGGACCTGCGGCTCCAGCAGGACTTCACGCTGGTCGAGGGCTATACACGGCCAAATGGCAAGCGGGTTCGCCCAATGGTCTATAAGGCAGATTTCGTATACCTTCGCAACGGTAAACGCATCGTGGAAGACGCGAAGGGAAAACGAACCGAAAAGTATCTTATGAAACGCAAACTCATGTTGGAAAAGTACGGAATCGAAATTTCGGAGGTGTAATATCAATGTTTGAAAACGGTAAGTTCCCAACGATTGAAGAGCTTTTGGAACGGGGAGAACACCTCATTCAGAAGGCAATTGACGGAAAAAGATTAAGCGGCGAGGAAACGCATTTTCTCGAATTGCAAAATATATGGCTTGCGCAAAGGAGGGATGAACAGGAAAAAAACTGCGCGCGTCCTCTTGTGGAGCAGCTCAAGAAAACAAACCCCTTTGTGCAGGATGTATTCCGCAGCACCGAATATTCTGAGTTCGCCCTCTGGTGCATTGAGATTCCCACTACCGCCAGCCGGCACAACGAGGACGGCTCAAACGACATCTGCGGTTGTTGGATTACGGCAGACAACAGCGCGACCTACGAGGAGATGTGTCGCCGTCTGGAAGGAGTGAAGACGAAAGCCGATATTCTGGCTCTCTCCACCACGCCAAGTACCGTTGAGGCAATCAGTACGGCCACACCGCGCTGGAGGGCGGAGGTGGAGCAACTCCGAGCACAACAGCAAAAATAGTCTCTCCCATCCTGGAAGGCCGTCAGCACATCGCTGGCGGCCTTTTGATTGACAAATAAGCTATTGTGTGGTATAATTGCTGCATTCAGTGAAGGGGGGGTGGTTGACATCACGAATACCAGTAATTTAGCCGCTGACCGTGCGCTTGCCTATGAAGCCATTGAAAGGCAGCCTGAAACAGAAGAAATCGCAGCTTCGAATGAACAGGAGACCGAAGCGAAGCAGCCGGGAAATATCGGCGACCATGTGGCGATGTATCTCAGCCAAATTGGCAGCATCCCCATTATGCCGCAGGTGGAAGCGAATCGCTGTATTGAAAAAGTGCAGAAGGGGAATGCCGCTGCCGAACAGCTCGAAACGCTGCGGGTGATTGCCGAGGAGAGCGGGAATGCAGTTGACCCCGAAATCAAGAAAGACCTGATGAAGGCCATAGAAGCAGGAAGACGGGCGAAAGATAAGGTTGTTGAGGGCAATCTTCGGCTTGTTGTGTCCATCGCAAAGAAATATATAAACTCAGCCGATTCTATGGTGTTCATGGACCTCATTCAGGAGGGCAACATTGGCCTCATGCGTTCCATCGACTCTTTTGACATTTCGAGGAATGTGAAGTTTTCCACCTACGCAACCTTCTGGATAAGGCAAAACATCACAAGAGCTCTTGCCACGACGGACCCAGCCATTCGCAAGCCCATCTATGTTGCGGAGGGCAGGCGGAGCGTCAATAATGCAAAAGAACAAATGCAACAAAAAGGCTTACCTTGTGATGACCCTTTAGAAATCGCAAAATACATGGAGGGGGATGCGTGGGATTCCCTTTCAAAAAGGGAGCAGCAGAAAAAACTGCGCATCATCCAACACTCGCTCCAGTACCGGAAGCCGGACTCGTTGGATGCGCCCGTCAATTCGGACGCCGCAAGCGATTCCAACACACCGCTTTCGGAATTCATCCCAAGCCATAACGAGTGGGATAACCCGGAAATTTCAACGTCAGGGAAGGCACTATGGGAAACGATGGACAAAATCCTGCACGATATGCCCGCACGAGACGCCTGTGTGCTTCGCTTACGATTCGGATTGGAGGATGGTTGTGCTTATACCCTCAAAGAAATCGGGGACGAAATGGACTTAACGCGAGAGCGTGTCCGTCAGGTTACAGATAAAACACTCGATAAGCTACGCAACGGAAAGGCAGGGAAGATGCTTCAGGACTTTCTTGAATAAGAAACGCCGCCCAGATGGGCGGCGTTTTTTTGCTATTCTCCGTTTCTTAAATCCAATCGAGCAGTTCCGCCAGCGTGAAGCGGACATTGCGCGTGACGATATGTATTCTTCGGTTCTCAGGTTCCCAACATTAAAATAGGCGTGTTTCCATATTTGCCGGTATGCTCAGAGCATACAAAGGAAGTATCTCAAACACAAAGAAAGTTCAGTCAGCGTCCGTTGCGGATGCTGGCTTTTATATATAAAAAATTCATAAACAAAAAGGAGAAATGAACATGAAAGCAATGATGTTTAAGAGGGGTTTCGGTGACGAAACAAAGTGGAAAGAGGTCTGCGCGGAGCTTGGGCTGCCGGAAGATACGGAGCAGGTTGAGTTGTCCGTATCCGCAACAAAGGTCCGTACCAGCCAAAACCGCAGTTGGGAAGCGACCGACGAGGAGATGTCCCGAATTTGGGAACGCCTCGGCTCGTATTACTTGCGCTGCGAGAGCATCTCCAGAACGAACATTCGCGTTTTCTGTGGCGGCGGAGATTCCTTTTCCGTTGTTCGCGGCACAACGCAGCCTGGATTCGTCGAGGTGGATGGACGGCTGATGGACTATGAAGACTTTGAAGCATGGCTGTACCAGATGGCAGCTTGAGAAAGGAGAAAACATGAACGCACAGGAAAAAATCGACCAGCTTATGCAAGCCGAGATGGAGCATATCCGTTCCGTCGGCGGCATTTTGAATCTGCCGGAGGCCGACAGTGTTCTGAACGACCTGAACCGAGAAAAGCTGAAGGCTCTGAAGGAACTGCACGGACATCTCTACCTCGGACGCATCAACATCCACGATACAGCCAAGCGGATTCGTATTGTGGAAGGAACCGAAGATGTGTACGAGGAAATGCTGGACCAGCCCCTATACAACTTCTGCTGTGATTTTGCCGTGCCCGTCAAGGATAAAACCTTGTCGGATTTGATTCGTGCTTGGAACGCAAGATTCGCGATTCCCGGTATGAAGGACGCGCAGAAAATCACAGAGCGTGTGGAGCAGGTTGGCGGCATAAATTTGATGTGGACTTAAAAAAGGAGAAATGAAACATGAATAATAGAATCATGCCGAAGTGGAGCGAAGTAAAGGATGTCAATGGCATCAACCTTCACCTGTTCGACGCCGTACAGGTCATCACCTCCGGCAACAAGCGCCATAACCAGACGGGCAGAATCATGGCCCTTCTGAAGACCAAGCCTTACCTCCAGATGGTAGAGGTGCTGTTTCAGGACGAGAAGCGGTCAAATTTCCTTACGTCATCTCTTCGTCTCGTTGAAAGCTCAGAGGAAGAGAAGGGAAAGTCACTGGCAAAAATCGACTCCCTGAAGCTCATGGGAGCAGAAATCACCGACTCTGATTTCTGCGTTGACCGTTATAATAACGATGCTTTCCTATTTGACGATGAAACGCAGACGTGGAACGTCATGCTGGAAGGCATTTCCGATGTGGACCGACTATTCGGAACCTTTTTTGAAACGGAGCAGAACGATTCCTACTGTAATATCTATGCGGATGTAGACGAATACTGCACCAAGCTCGCAAAGCCATACCTCACGGTATCTCTGTGGCTCGGTGATGTCTGTGTAGAGGCAGTGCGCCCCTTATCAAAGGACGAGCAGGAAGCAGTGCTTCGCATCATCCGTCCTACCTACGAGAAGATGGACTACAAGAAGCTCCTGAAGGAGTGGGATGCGGAAGAGCATATGTGAACAGCATCATGCTGGAAGACGGCGATGGCTGCTACGGGTACAAATTCGCTGCCGATACCATTGAGGCCGCTAAGGCTGGCTTCCATGAGGTCATCTGGATGGCGATTGAGCTGAAGCAGTACCGTTCCGGTCAGGATTTCAGCGTCAACTCCTTTATCGAGGACGGTGACGGCAAGTATGTCGAGTCCGACAGGGAAGGCCACATCGTCATCAATCGCGTCGTCACAACGCAGGAACCCAGCAAGTATATCAACTGGGAGATGGCTGGCACGCTGCCATTCATCTATACGGTGGACCGCGAGAAGAGCGAGTGGAAGCTCCACGCGACTTAACAACTGAAGCGCCGGTGGATGAAAATATCCGCCGGCGCTTTTTCCATGTTTTGCCACAATCGAGTTCTCATATTCTTAGGTTCTCAATCAGGAAATAGGTGATTTTTTCTCTTCTGCCGGTATGCTGAAATCATACAAAAGAAGTATCTCAAACACAAAGAAAGTTCAGTCAGCGTCCGTTGCGGATGCTGGCTCTTATATATAAAAATTTCATAAACAAAAAGGAGAAACGAAAAAAATGAAGAACAAGGCATATCTCTTACCAGCGTGCAAGACTGCTGACGGCGTTCCCATCGGCATTGGCTCCGAGGTGTACGCAATCACCTTTAAGCAGAAAGTCAACAAATACGGTCGGCTGTATCGTCCGTCCACGAGAGAGTTGGCGGTCGTAAAAGTAACGGTGTCTACTGTGACCTTCTCCGAATTTGTGGAACCCGGTTGGTTTGGCTGGACGGGCGTTGCCTATTCGGGAATGACCGAAGTCGAATGCTCTGATGGTAAAACGAAGACGTTTTCCTACTTGCCCGGTATCGAGGTCAGCCAGTACACCATCTTCGCATCCGAGGACGCCGCAAAGGCCGCCTTGGAGAAGGCGGAGGCGGGCGGCGGTCTCTATACGAGAGCCGGATTCCCGTTGATGCCTTCTTGGCAGATTGGCGAGGTACGGGCAGCTCTGGAGAAAGCTGAGCAGAGCACTGAGGAAGAGCCTTCCATCGTTCGCAACATCCCTTATGTCTCCGTTTGGGACGGCGGAAATTGCATTGCGGCGACAAAGGCAGACGTCTGTCTGGACACAAAGCAGGTATTCAACATTCAGACCATTGACGTTGGAGATTCTGTCAATGTTCTGAACCATGAGTACATCGTGCTGCACGGAACAGAGTATACCGTTTTCCCGAAGGGCGAAGCGAAAGACGGCGCATACTGGCGTAACTGACAAAAAAGAAGGAGAATGAGAATTATGACTAATATTAGTGAGAAAACCACCGGTTCCTGCAAAGACCGCGAGTATATCGTGACAGAGGTCTGCCCGCATTGCGAAGCAGAGGTTGAGATGCGATGGAATGTGGCCGCAGACGGCTACAAGGCGTTCTGCCCTCATTGCGGCAAGCGGCTGATGCTCTGTGACGCCTGCCAGCATCCGGAGGACAAGTGCGTGGAGAACTGCGATTACAACTCCGAGACCGATACCTGCCGTCACAATCAGCCTGCACAGGAGCTGAAGGCCGGCGATGTCTGTACCTATGGCTTTGGAACGGAGAATGCTTCCCGTGCCACGGTCAAAATCGTCGAGCTGCTGCCTCGTTCTGAGGCTGCAACCGTGATGTTCCTGAGCGTGGAGAGGGACGATACCGGAAACGGTATGTTCAACTACCTGCTCAAAACCGGGAATACCATGAATGCCAGCCTGAAATATCTGACGAAGATTGAGTGCAGTTCCGACCAGGAACGGGATAACTACGCCGAACTGGAGAAGCTGTGTACGGAATGCGACACGGAGTTCTGTGTCTTCAATCCGCACGGCATCTGCAAGCTGCCCTTCGTCACCGGAAAGGCTCCGAGACTGGGCGATGACGGCTGCCAGGACTACGCTATGAAGGATTTCATGATGAAGGAGGATTGCTGATATGCAGAAGACTTGTCTCAACTGCACTCATGTGGGCGTGTGCTCCAAGCGGATGCAGTTCATCGTGAACAACTATCTCGTCAAAAGACACTACAACGAGATTGAGAATGTCAGCAAAACGCTCGATATCTCCGTGAACTGCGACAGCTATGCAGAAAAGGATTTCTTTTCGTTCATCTGTGCGCGGGTTCGCGACTATTCCGATGGCGAAGTCTGGAGCGATGGGGACCAGATTCTGTGCAAGACAGAATCTGCCGCGAACGCGCTGTGCGACCTCCTGTGGCAGCTTTACAACGAACGGGGGGAGGCCTTTGACCTCCACACCGGCTACTACGACCACAAGGAGGACGAAAGAAATCACGAAGAAGACAGATACACCGGCTGGTGGTATGTGTCCGCCGACTGAAAGGAGAAATAATGAAAATCCGCAATATCCTTTGGGATACCGATGGCGGCAGGGAGGCTCTTGCCTCCCTGCCGAAGGAAGTCGAGCTGCCGAGTAGATTCGACCAGTCCCATTTTGCAAGTAGGGAAGAATGGCTCGACACGATTTCCAACTGGCTGTCCGACGAGTTTGGATTCTGTCATTTGGAGTTCGATGTCGGTGATGACGACATCTGAGAATCTACGATTTTTTTAACAATAAGGAGAAATGAAAAAATGGGAAAAGGTAATGTTTGTGTGAGCGGGCCGTATGAGGGCCTGTTCTATATCGACAACGACTATACCACAGTGCTTCGCCGCGAGGATAACTGTGAGGATACCATCCTCCGGAAAGACCTCAGCGCCAAGGATTTGTCCGGCAGCGACTGGCTCTTCGATGACGAAGGCAGTGCGAACGAGCTGGAGGATGTGCTGGAGTGCTTTGTGGAGAACTTCACGCACAGGTATCCCAGCTTTGCGCGTGTCAAGCAGGACAAGTGGCTTGGCCGCAATGTGCGCGTCATCCTCGAAAGCAGCCTGTTTTACATCGGCATTGAGGACAGCGACTGGGCCTATGCCGTGGAACTGCTTCAGAAGGATAACCCCTGTTCGGAGGGTTTCCAGAGGAAGCACTACAAGGCGTACCTTGACGGCATGAAAGCAGCCCTGCTGGAGCGCCTGCCAAGCATCGGCACCTACACGGGGCCGTGGACGCATGGCACCATCCGCAGGGAGCCTGTCAAGGACAACGACCTCCTCGCCGAGGCCGGCGACCGCATCGACAACGCAGTGTTCGACTTCATCTGCGCGGTTGTCACAGGCCACAGCGTAAACGGGGAAGCGCCGAAAGAGGCTCTTCTCGCAGCTGTGAATGAGCTTTCCGTGGAACACGTCAACGCGCTTCCGGAGGGCCTCCTGTCTGACGCTACGGACGAGGCGAAGGAAGCCGCCGGCGAACACTCCTTACAGGAGGATGCCGACGACGGGCTTCCGCTTCGCTGGGATATGGCCGCCATTGGTCCTGTGGCCGACTATCTGGAAACCGCGCTTTCCGCACGGTTCCGCATCAATACCTGCCACCCCTGGCAGGATGATACCGAGTGCATCTGCTACGCGACAGACGAGCGCTGCCCGTACTGCACCCACAAAATTTGATGAAAAAGCGCCGCCCGTAATGGACGGCGCTTTTTCTTTGCAGTTCTCCGGTTCTTCAGTTCTCAGGTTCTTGGAAGGTGAATGCGGCAATTTCTACTTCCGCCGGTATGCTGAGACCATACCAAAGAAGTATCACAAACAAAAAAGAAAGTTCAGTCAGCGCCCGCGTGGGTGCTGGCTTTTATATATCACATAACCATCACAAAAAAGGAGAAATGAAAATGGAGATTTATGTAAATTACCTCGCCATTGAGGTCACTCGTCGCTGCAACATGAAATGCAACCACTGCCTGCGCGGAGATGCGCAAAATCTTGACATCTCAACAGCAGTTCTGTCGGGCATCGCTAAGCATATCCACCCTGCTTCCGTCATTTTCACGGGCGGCGAGCCGTCTTTGAATGTTCCGGCCATCAAGCGGTACTTTGAGCTTGCGGAGCGTTATGACACGATGCCGGCTGCTTTCTATGTCGCCACCAACGGAGCGACGTCGAAGGAGCAGATGCGCGACCTCGCGCTGACGCTGCTGGAGGCATATTCTAAGATGGAAGAGCCAGATATGTGCGAGGTCGATGTCTCTGTGGATATGTTCCACGAGGCGTTCCGCGACAACGACAACGCGAAAATTCTGAGAGGCTTGTCCTTCCTCGGCCGGGGTAAAAAGCATTCGGTCGAGGATGACGATTTGAGTTGGCTGCTCAATACCGGCCGTGCCAACAAGAACGGCATCGGCGTAAGAGCACCGGAGGTGCTCAGGACCGACATGGACGAGCTGGTAACGGATTACTCCACAGAGTACAACAGCATTGCCTTCGATACGCTCTACATTGCCGCAAACGGTAATGTGGTAGACGGCTGTGACAGCAGTTACGAGGATATCGACGACGAGGAGAACGTGATTTGCAAGGTCAACCAGCTTCAGAAGAAAGTGAAAGACTATGTGAAGAACGCCGATTCTCAAATCTCATAAGGAGGGCTGAAGATGTTTGGTTTAGACAATCTGTTTGCTCAGACATCCGCACAGAAATTCTACATTAGCAGAGACCGAATCGCGGAAATCCTGCGCGTCAGTCCTGATGCACTGGATGCCTTCGAGAAGGCTTATTCCAAAGCTGCGTTGCAGACTGAGCCAGAAAGCATTTTCGAGGTCAATTCCAGGCAGGCAGCGGCGAAAAACGAGCGGCTCGGCGACGACAGCCCGGAAGAGCTGAAAGCTCTTACGGAACGCATCGTGAAGGAGCTTATCTGGCAGACGCTGACCTACACTTATGATGGGAAAACAGGCAAAATTGAAAAATCGCTTTCCAACGCACCGGAGAAAAATGCTCCTGTCACCAATCAGGACCTGCTGCGAATTCCCGCTTCGCTGCGACCGCAGCTGAGTGGGGAACTGATGAAGCGAGACCTTGACATCACCGCCTCAGCTGTGTTCCTGTTCTACTACGACAAGATGCAGAACGGGAAGACGCCGAAGGACCGTCGGGATGCGTATAACCGCTTTCGGCAGGGACTGGACATCCTTGACCTTGATGCGCTGGCCTACCGCATCATCGGGCAGAATCGCAACTCCATCGGACATTGGTTCCCGGAGCTTGTGAGTGCCTACCGGGATTCTGGATTCTTCCGGATTCCGGCAACGACGATAGCCAAGGTCCCCCTGACGCTCTTACAGCTGACTCGTCTGGACTATCACAGCCTAACGCCTTCGACCATCCAAATCGTCGATAACTGGGCGCACGCTGTATTTCGCCTGAATGACGAGCGGGATTACTTCGTGAAAACCGGCACCTATTCATCGAAGTTCGACTTCCGGAATTGTCTGGTACACGGAGAAAAAGAGGTTCGAGAGCTTGGCGAGTATTTGCTCTACATCCACCATCAGGCGTTACAGATGGCCGGTCCCCTTAGCTTTCCCTGCATTTATGGGGTCTCAACGACAAATGAGTGGGTCGTGCGGGAATTCATTCCAGATAAAGAGGGAAATCCCTGTATCTATCATGGTTTGCCGCTTCATACGGAATATCGCGTATTTGTTGACTGTGACAGCGATGCTGTCATCGGTGTCTCTCCCTATTGGGAGCCGAAGACTATGCTCAATCGCTTTGGTTCATGCTCGGACGCAAACAGTCCGCATCAGATGCACGATTATGTGATTTTCAAAAGTCACGAAGCGACCTTGATGCGGCGCTACCATGAGAATGTCGATTCCGTGGTGGAACACATTCGGGAATTCCTGCCGGCGCTTGACCTGCAAGGCCAGTGGAGCATCGACGTGATGCAGAATGGTGACGATTTCTGGATTATCGACATGGCTGTGGCGGAAAATTCAGCGTTCTATGATTGCGTGCCGGAGAGTCTCCGCAGGCCATCTGCTGAAAACTGGATACCCGATATTCTGAAGCCCAACAACTGATTTTCTTGACTCGAAAGGAGACAGAAGCATGAAATTGCTGAAAGACTACGAATCCTCCTCTCTCACCCTTAAACGGGTTCGGGAGGTCATCGACAGGGCACTGGACGAGCTGGAGTATGACTCCAGGTTCGACGTCAATGTGGCTGCCGAGAACGCCTATTATTACTTGGCACACACCGCCTGTTGGGACGAGGACTTGGCCGCATTCCAGGCCCAGCTGGACAACGGCTGCGGTCCTGACGACGGTGCCGGGGAGCTGACCGCTTATGAGCGCGTCGAAATCCTGGCCGCACAGGTCGAACGACTCCTGAACGACAAGGAGACCTATGCGTACAGCAAGACCATCGACGAAGATGCCCTGCTGGACATTGTTGCCAAGACCCATCCAAGGCTGCTGGCTAAGCGGCCAGCCGATATGTCCGTTGAGGATTTCAAACACCTCTGGACTATGGTAGTTTCTGCCTACATCGTGGGCGGACGCGACTATGCCGAGGACGAGTTCATCAACTATACGGATGCCATCGGCGCGACGCCAGAGGCCGTCGCTGCGGTTATCCGGGCGGGCAATGAATAAGAAAAATACGGAACAAAGGAGAAATGAAAAATGATTAAAAGTTTGAACAAAGCATATCAGACCGATTCCATGTATTACTGGTGTAACGCCGAGGGCGAGGTAAACTATCCCGGTTCTGGGTTTTCGACAGGTGACTCTGAGCGGCTTCCCGCTGCGGTGAAGGAACTGTACGAACACTATCAGTTCAGCCCCGGCTGCGACGCAAATCTCTATACGGTCACTTACAGCGGCGAGGATGGGATGCTCCTCACGACGATGTTCAACAGTAACTGGATGGATGTCCCTGCTGTCAAGGACGCCAAACAGAAGGCGAGGAAAGCGCTCCGCAGCATTGCAACGGAACTGACCAGACAGTGCAAGCCGTGGGGGACCGTTCTGTTCGGCGAGGATACCGACCCGGAGGGTGACGAAATTGCCCTGTTTGTCCCTGCGGAGGAGTGTGCGAGTCACTTTGAGGAAGCGGTAAAGCTCTTCGATGCCAGCGCCTTCTTTGAGCGAGTCAGGGACAAGGTTGCGGAATGCCGCTATCTTGTGTTCCTGAATAGCTCGTATGTGCGCGACGCGCAGGGCTACTTCCCCCAGCAGCTGTCCGAGGATGCTGACCCGATGGATGAATCCCAGGAGGGCAACTGGGCGGACTGCGGTGGTCCCATGCTCGTCATGGACGTATACGCAGCCTCCAAGGCCGAGGTCGCCCAGAAGATTGCCGAGGCATATCCCAATGTGGATATGGCAGTCTTCAAGATTCTCCGCTGCGACGGGGAAATGACAGAGGTGACGGCCCTTGTATAAAATCAAGAACCTGACGTCTCTGCTGCATACCGTGGAAGCCGGCAGATACGGCCTCCTACCCGTCTATACGCTGCACGGGGAGAAGGTCTGGAACAGAATCGGCGACCGCGTGGAACTGCACCTTGGCAACGGAAATAATGTTCTCTGCTCTGAGAAGGTGTTCCGGAAGGTCGAACCCTTTCTGGAGGCCATTCCCAAGTCTTAAACCTGAGCGCCGCCCCTTTGTGGGCGGCGCTTTTTCTTTTTGTCTTTTCACACTCCAGATTTGAGGTTCCTCGGTTCTTAGGTTCCAATTTGCAAAATGCGGAGTTTTCCGTGCCTGCCGGTATGCTGAGACCATACAAAAGAAGTATCACAAACACAAAGAAAATTCAGTCAGCGTCCATACGGATGCTGGCTTTTATATATCAAAAAAATTTCAAAAAAGGAGAATAAAAAAATGGAAAAAATGATTCAAATTGCAGAAAGCTACGGATGGGCAGTCAATATGGACAGCGATAGCATCGAATTTAACCAGAGCAGTCCGGCGGGGGAAGATTTCTCCTTCACGGTTCTGACGAAGGACGCATCTGACGCCGAGAGTCTTGCAGCCGAAGTCCGTTCTTACGCGGACAGCTTCGATACCGAGGAACACGTCAAGATGTGGGTCGATGCGCAGGGCAGCGTGAGTGGTGTGCCAGACATCAAGACGTTGGTGGAAGACGCTGACGCCATCCAAGAGATGCTCAACGACCTTGCTGACGCTCTTGAAAATGGCGACGCCAACACAGATGACGAGGAGACTGAAGCCTGCGGCCTCGAAGGCACTTACGAGTGGCTTCTGAACAACTTCGACATCGACGGCACGGCGGGTCGCATTATCCACAATGTTTTGGAGTATGCCGACCGCATGACTGGCGACGAGCAGTATGAGTTCTTGACGGAGATGCTGGATGGAACGATTGGTCTGTCTGACCGCGAAATCAGGAATCTCTGCTGGAACTGAGTGGGGGATAACCCTATGAAGAAACTGACTGTTTTCGACTTTTGCAGCCAAATCGGTGCCGCCAGCGATGAAATCCCTGTCGTAGTTCGCGTCGGCTTGCAGGAGATTGGGCATTTTCGCAGCCTATACCAGATTCCGGCAGTCGCTATGCCGGGTATCCTGGAAGCAAAAGTGACATTCGTGACTGTCAAATGTACGCAAATTATCATCCAAGTGAAGATGAAGGATTACAACACAACCATTTGAAAACCGAAAGGAGAAGATTTCTATGTTTTATGTTTTGGATTTCCATTCTCACCGGTTCACCACCTGTGAGACCGTGGAGGAAGTGAACGAGAAGCTCAAGCAGCTTCAGGATTCCGGTGTTGCCGAGGACGAAATCTCCGTCATCAATCGACTGGTCGATGACTGTGAAATGAGTATCAACGCTTACCGGGATTTTGCACGCAGCTACTGCTGAACGCGGAAAGGAGAAGTAAAAAATGAATCAGGAAATGGTAAAAGCTGAAAAGCGATTCGCAAACCACAAGGCACGCCTCGACATTCTGGACGAAAACGTGCGCGTTCTGAACTGGAGACAGCCAGGGACGCAGGCGTACGCGATTCGTGCGGTGATGGACGGCTATCATGTGTATATCACCGGAGACCTTGGCTCTGCGGTCATTTGCCTGACGGAGACTGCCACTTTGAAGGCTCTTTCCGGCTACTGGAAGAAACCCGGCTATTTCATGGAGAAGTTTGTCTGCACAACGGACGACTACTTCTTTGATTACGAAACGGCCAAGGGTGAGCTTCGTGAGCGCAAGACCATGCTGCTGGAAGAGTATAGGGACAATCATCCCGATATGCTCGCAAACGGAGAAACAGAGTATCAGGACGACCTCGACGAGAGAGAAACGGACCTGCTGGGCAGCTTCAACTCTGAGAAGGGCTTCGCGGCAAATCCCGTTGCCTTCTCCGCATGGCTGGAGATGGACATGGACGGCGTGGAGTTCGTCCCGTATATGGGACGAACCATCGCACACCGCATTTGGCTGTGGCTGGCCGCGTTCAAGATGGCCTATGAGGCGCTTCAAGACACCTCCACCGAGCGTTACACGCAGGAGTACCTGGACGCCATTGAGTGGAATACTCCACCCCGCAACGGCGCACCCATCGGCCGAGACTCCTTCGAGTGGGCCGGATGCGCAGAAGAGTTGAGTGTCTGCAACGTAGCACATCTGCTGGCTGCCGCCAAGCGGACGCCGGGATATTTTCAGGTTCGTTCCGCGCTCTGCGGTATGCCTGTCATCAGAGAACGTTATGCGGACACAATGGCACTGCTCAACAAGGTAAAGGGTGCAGACGCCTACGATATCCTTGCCCAGCTGATGCAGCAGGCGGAAAGGGAGGCGTAAAATGAGCACGACAATCTTCGATGCGTGGCACATCGGAAAGCCGCAGAGTATCTACGACCTCACGATTATGGCGCGTTGCGTACAGGGTATTCAGGAAGAAACACGAGCGGCGGATATCGCCGAAGATGTAGTTTCTTCTGCCTTGCTGCCGTGGCTCAGAAGCGCTCTTGAGTTCTTCGGAGATGACGCGGCGGATGAATTCGCCATTCTCGTCGGCGGCGCGGTCTACCCCGTCTTACTGCGGAATTCGTGGCGAGCCACATGGTTATTCCCGTCTGAGGAGCGCAAAGGCTTGGAGGAGTTCCTGACCAAACATCTGGAAGGGAAAGATGTCCCCAATCGTAAAGAAAGCATGGAAAATTTGCAGGTTGTCTGCGAGGCGGTCTACGAATTCTCCGCGCAGTCCAATCCGAGCCTCTGCTTCCTGAGCGATTCTGCCGGGAAAGACGTCTATGTAAGGGGTTTTGGCTTAACAAAAAAAGCCACCCAGTACCTTGATTCGCTCTATGAGCGTTTCGAGTATACGAACGCCTGCGAAATGGACGAACGCGATTTCCCCGCGTTGAAGAAGCAACTCGCCGCGTCTTCGGATAAGGCGGCGCTGCTCAGCAAGGCACAGGAGGAACGCGGTGCGCTCTGGGATGACGCTCTGAATGGCTGTACGCGATTCAAGGATGCTGCCCTTACTTTCGACCTGGATGACACGGGAAATAAAGCAAAAAAGGTCGCGGAGCTTCGCAAGGCAGCCAAAATCATTTTTGAAGAAGGTAAAGGAGAAAAATGACAATGAGAACACTGGTGCGTTTTGAGTATGACATTGAGAATGTGAAGCTGTTCGATATCGTGGATGGCGGCGCTGTGCATGGCGCGTTCAACGGCAACCTGACCATTTACTTCGACATGAGTGAGGATGGGAAGTTGCTGGATGAATCCAAGCAGGCGCTCCGTCTGGAGGCGCGGCGCATCTGCCGTGCGCTCAAGAACCGGGGGATGAATGCTACCGTGTCCATCCTGAACGCCGATACGAAGGCCGTATATGGCCGCGTGTTCGCAGAAAACCCTGAAATCTTCACACTTCTCCTGTGGAACCACGGGAGAGGGAATGACCTGTCGGAGGAACAGCACGCGCTTACGCCGTCCGGCGTATACAAGGCGCTGGAGCGCATCCTCACGGACATTCGTTCCAACGCGGCGTGAGAGGGGAGGCGGAGATATGGGATTCTTTTCCTGGCTTTTTGCCGATACTGACAACACACAGAATCTGCGTATTGACCGGGCAGGCTATATTGCCTGCCCGGACGGGACCTTTATCCACGAGCCATGCTATGAAGGCTACGGCGAGTTCAACGGGCAGGATGTGTACGAACTGGTCGTTCGGTGGAACCGCGCATTCATCGCGGAGAATCCGGACTTCCTGCTTCCGCATATCCACCGCTTCTACAACGGGAGCGTAAAGCAGTGCCGTCTGAAGGATTTCAGATGGTATCCGGTCATTGCAGACCTGTCCATCCCGTTTGAGCAGTTGCGTGACGCGCTCGACAAGCATCTGAGGGAAACCGTCAGCTTATACCGGCCCTATAGGGCCGAGCTTCGCGGCGTCGGCATCGACATTGCCTGCTACAACGAGGACAACGCAGCTCTTCCGTATCCCATCAAGATTACCCGGAAGATGCGGGGCGTCCACTATGAAGACCTTCCAGCAAGCAAAAATGACCCGGAACAGGGAGCGGGAATCTACCATGCCGTGAGATGGCAATAATTTTATCGGAAAGGAGAATGCCGTTTCTCCCCCACGCGCCGAAAGGCGTGGGGGGAGGAGCGGCCAATATTTTTTATGAACGTGAAAAGAAAATTTACCGCATTTGCTGCGGCTTTTTTGCTGCTGCTTTTTGCGACGCCAAGCTCCGCAGCATTAGAATTTGAGACCGATACGGAGGTGCGAGACGCAACGTATAACACTGAGCCGACTCAGAGTCTTGAAGCCGGCGTGCCGGACGGTATCCCGGAAGAAATGCTTGAGACAGAAGGTGAGACCACACGGGCGCAGTTCCTGACCATGCTGGTGAACCTCGCAAACCCGGAGCTTGATACGGTTCAGAGCACATCGTTCCCCGATGTTCCGGAGAACGCATACTACGCGCTTCAGGTGAGCTGGGCAAAGGCAAACGGAATCATAAATGGCACGGCGGCCGGCGTACTGGAGCCGGACACACCGCTGACACGGAATGAGGCCGCTGTGATGGCTGCCCGTCTGGCGAAGGCGATGGGCTGTGACGCCGCTCCGCTTTCATCCCGCACGCTGCTTGCGTGCGCTGACGCCGCGCAGGTCCCGCTTTACGCGAGAAGAGCTGTGAAATGGTGCATGGAGAACGGCATCCTGACCGCTTCAGAAAAAGGATTCGAGCCGAAAGGCACGATGAATCATAAAGAAGCTGTCGATATGATTCTCGCACTCGGTTGCTGGCTCCAGAATACCGGACCTGTTGTCCGGACAATCCCGGCGTCAGCCGTGGTGCAAGCCACAGAACAGCACGCAGCGCTGCAAAACAGAATCAATGCGATTGCAAAAAAGTACGGTGCGGTCGGTCTGTCGATTGCGTACATTAAGGACGGCCATGTATCCGACACCTTTGCGTATGGAGAGGCGGTTCGTGGAGTATCAGCCATGACAGCAGATACGAAAGTTCGGGCTGCATCCATCTCAAAAGTGCTTGTTGGTATGGCAGTGAACCTTTCCGCAGAAGAAGGAACGATGACTCTCGATACAGAGCTGGACACCTACCTCGGATTTCCCATCCACAAAGCACGGGAAGGAGACCACATTACAGTCCGTTCCGTTCTCACACATACATCTTCTCTCAGGGCACCGGAGGATGTATCAAGGAGCTATGATGGGATGAAGACGCGACTTATGTCTTCGTCTGCGACACGCAAGGTCTGCTCCGGCAATTTGGAAAACTGGCTGTATAACAACTATGCCTTCTCTGCACTGGGGCTTGCGGTCGAGCGAGCAAACAACTGCACGATGGACGAGCTGCTTGGACATTACCTCTACCGTCCACTATCCATCGACGCGGCATTCCGAACAGGGAGTGTATCCGATACGAAAAAACTGGCGGTGCTCTACCGTGCCGATGGCAGCACAGGCCTGTCCTATCAGGAAATGCTCAAGGCTATTGATGACGAACTGCCCGGTACGGACGGCAGTGGATTCGCAGGCGGACTCACCATCAGCGCCTACGACCTTGGAAAAATTGTGGCGTTGCTTGCCGGTGATGGCAAATACGAGGGCGCACAGTACCTTTCTCCGTCCATCGTCTCCACATTGGAGTCACACGGCGATAAGGCTGTGTCCGGCGGATTCTACCAGTGCCAGCCTCTGCGTCTGCGAGCCAATACCTATGGGCAGAGCAGATTGTTCTATCACACCGGCAGCGCATACGGTGCGTACAACCTCATGTGCTACAATCCTGACACGGGCTGCGGCGTGGTCGTACTTACCTCCGGAGCCAGCGGAAAGAAAGATACCGCCGGCATCTACGCTGTGTGCGGAGAAATCAGTAACCTGCTTTTTGCCGCAAACCCCTGAATCATCTTTCCGGAACAGAAGCGTCGCCCATCACGGGCGGCGCTTTTCTTTGTGGTTCATTGGTTCTCAGGTTCCTTGAAATAGAATAGAGCGTTTTTCCATCTGCTGGTATGCTAAGACTATATAAAAGAAGTATCGCAAACACAAAGAAAAAACAGCCAGTATTCTTTGCAGATACTTGCTTTTTATATATTATCAATAAAACACAAAAGGAGAAGCAAAAATGGGACTCTTAAACTACACGGTTATGGAACAGCCTTACACCGCCGCAGAAATTCTGAAAAATCTCGATGATGACGGCCAAATTTCCGGTGTCGTTGGCATCTCGCTGGATGACATCATTGGAAATGACATGGAAGGATTCGATGATATTCTTACCGAGCGTCTTGTCGGACTGAATTGCTGCCTATCGGAAATCAGCTACGATGTCGTTGGTGTGGAGCCTGACGAAAACTTTCTGCATATCCGCGTATCCGGATATGTGGATGATGTGGATTATCTTGAGAGCCAATGCGAAAAATAGTTTTTGCCACCCTTCGGGGCTAAAACTGAATCCGCATTCAGCGAACCGCAAACTGCGAGCAGGCTTAATGCCTGCTCGCTTTTTTGTCCGGATTCCAAAGGTCCATGCAAGAGCAGAAATGCACCATGAGAGGGCATATTTGCACTATTTTGCCGGGAGGAAAGGCTTCGTTGCCTTACCGAGCCGTAAGGTTCCTCGGTTCTTGGGTTCTTGGAAGGAGAATAAGGCGTTTTCTTCATCCGCCGGTATGCTGAGACCATACAAAGGAAGTATCACATACATAAAGAAAGTTCAGTCAGTATCCCTTGCGGATACTGGCTTTTATATATCACCTAACAATTCACGAAAAGGAGAAATGAAAAAATGAGCAGCAAGATTTTTGACGATTTCCAAGAAATGTTCCATGACGAGTCGGAATTTATCGACTCTATCCGGGACATGGAAAACAACAGCGAGTGGCTCCCCGAAATCCCTCGCAAAGAGCTTCAGGTCATTCCTCTGGATGGGCCGATGTTCGTAGCGGATGCTGTGGCAAAGTATGGCGTTGACCATGATACAGCACATGATACCGCCGTCAACGATTTGCATGGTGGTTACGGTACGAACCTCATGGTTCAGTATCAGGGCACGACCTGGTGCCTGCGTGATACCGGTCGTGCGACACTCTACACCACCGCCGGTTTGATTGGCCCCGCCAATGCGAACATGGTGAAAGCGGAAGGGTTTGCCGACCTTGCGCAGTGCTTGAATATCGCTCTGCGGTATGCCAAGGGAAACGGGCTTCTCCTGCTGCGTTATGGCAAACTGTCCGCGCTGCACAGCGGCGCATCCGACGGTTACGCCATTATGCGCATCAGCGAGTTGGTCCGTATCACGAAGGAGAAGCTGAACAACCGATTCGGCGTCCCGAAGTTCAAGGAAGGGTTCAATTCCCATAGCTATACCAGCGCTGTCTGGGAGTTGCCCGACGTCCGAGACGAACTCATTGATAAGTACCAGAAGGCGCTGTCGAACGCAGTCTCTCGGAATCACGCCATCAACTGGGTTCCTGTTGTCCGTCTGTCTACCAGCGACACGGCGACCAGTTCGGCGATTCTGATGCCGAAGCTGATGTCCCCCGGCGGTTCCTTCTCCTTTGCCATTGGAAAGGGAATCCGTGTCGAGCACAAGAAGCAGGCGGCAGGGAAGTACGGCCTGGAGAAATTTGAGGACGAAGCGGGCGGACTGTATGCGCTGTTTGAGGATGGCGCAGCAATGATGCAGAAGATGGGAAGCATGGAAATTTCCAATCCCGTCAACTGTCTCGTTGGCATCTGCTCCTACCTGAAAATCCCCAGAAAGTATGCTGACCCTGCGCGTGAAGAAGTTGATACCTTTGCTATCAACTCCCCGCGTATGTCTGCGCTGGACATCTACCTGAGCATGGCACAAATTCCCACCTACGCCAAGCACGCAGGTGCGAGCGATGCGAAGGTTCTGGAGCTGGAAGAGCTTATCGGAAAGACGCTGAACCTCAACTGGTCCGATTATGACATCGGTGGAACAGTTGCTTGGAAGTAAGTGATTACGGCGGTGTGCGGAGCAATCCCACACCGCCGCCCATGAAAGGAGAACTGCTTATGTATGTCGAAAAGACAGATACCTACACCTGCGATTTCTGCGGCCACAACGCGAAGTGGGACGCCTCCGATGACGTCCACGGGGAACTGTGGTCGTGTGAGGCGGAAGGATGCGGAAAGGTTTTCTGCTCCAAGTGCTTCATCAGCGCGTTTGGACAGGAAATCTACATGACCATGATGCAGAGCGGCGAAAACGTCCTCTGCCCGGAATGCGCGAAGAAAAAGTACAAAAAGGAGAATGAGAAATGAGTTATTTTGAATGCAATCTGCCTGATTCCTGCCCGCACATCTGTGCGGGAAAACGGTCCTACTTCGAGGACACGGTGAAGGTCATTAAGGCCCGTATGGCAAAACTCGATGACGCGCTCGCAAAGTCCGGCATGGACGGCGCGGCGTTCGCGAAGACGGCCAAAATCCTGTTTGACAACAGCTTTGACCTGTTCGAGCGGATGGACAGCGTGGAACTTGCCATGTGGGTGCAGAACAGCTACGACGGGAAGCCTGTCGAGCATCGCTTCGAGTGGCCGAATGCGGAGGTCGTCGTTGACTGCGCTTTCGTGCAGACGAAAGAGTGGGAGGCCCTTCGTCACTTCGGCATCGGCGGCTCTGACGCCGCCGCCATCCGTGGCGAGAGCCGGTACAAAACGGCGCAGGAGACCTACCACGACAAGGTTGGCACCCCTGAACTCATTCCGTCTAATGATGCCCAGGCCGTCTTCGAGCGTGGACACATCATGGAGGATAGAGTCATTGACGCCTTTCTGAAGCTGACTGGCTTCAAGCGGATTCCCGAAACACGGATGTTTCGTTCCAGGAAGTACCCGCATCAGACGGCGAACATTGATGGCATTGTCATCTCACCGGATGGCCGTATCTTTGTCTTTGAGGCGAAAACGACCGTCGCTGAAAACTGGGACGCATGGAAAGACGGCAAGATTCCCCGCTCTTATGTCCCGCAGACGCGCCAGTATCCGGCTGTGCTGGATGATGACCGCGTGCAGGGAACATACATTGGCTGCCTGTTCATCGTTGACCTTATCGTTGGCGGACTTTACGTCGGTAGTGCGTACAGCGGCGAGCAGTTCGTCGCCCGCTGCGTTGAGCGCGATAAGCTGGCGGAAGACGACCAGCTGGCAAACGGAGAAGAGTGGTGGAACACCTATGTGGAGCCGAATGTGGAGCCGGAGGCTTCCGGTATCCCGAAGAAGGATATCGAAGTCATCCGAACCTATCACAGCGGCTATGCAGACCCCAGCGCCGATGCTGTCGATATGACGCACGACTTGGATATGCTGGCCGCCGCAAATGAGTGGCTCACGCTTGGTGAAAACCGCGCCGCGAAGCAGAAGGAAGTCGATGCCATCAAGGAGCGCCAGGATGCTATCTCTGAATTGTTCATGCTCAAGCTGAACGACGCCGTAGAGGGACGTATCAATCTTCCCGACAATGAGTTTATGGAAGTCAAATGGAGTCCGCGTTCGAGAACGAACGTGGATATGGAAACTCTGAAAATCCGCTTCCCTGATGCGTACAATCAGTGTGTGTCAGTAAATCCGGAAAGTTCACGGGTCTTCAGCATCAAACGGAAAAAGGTGCGTACTCGCAAAAAGTGA